CGCACCATATCGTATATCCCAAGAACCACTAAGCGTGGTCGAAACTGGCGACGACCGGCCAAGACTAGAAACGATTACGCCCGATGACGTCCGATCACGAGCTACGGAGATATTGGGTTTCGCTAGGGACGTGTTAGGCGTAGAGCTTTACCCGTGGCAAGTCCGTTGTTTACATGGCATCACCGCTTTAGATGACGACGACAATTTTTTACGCCGGGTATCGCTTTTGTCGGTTGCGCGACAGAACGGTAAAAGCCTTTTGGGTGCAGCTTGTATTGGGTGGTTTCTTACTATTGAGGCACCGCGCCGGGGCGGTAGTTGTGTTGCTATCTCTGTAGCGCACAAACTCGACCTAGCCGTTTCAATGTTTAAGTATCTCGCCCCAATTTTGCAGGAGAAATTTGGCGCTAAAGTTTCGTGGTCGTATGGCCGTAACGAACTAGAAATACACGGGCATCGATGGATTGTTAGAGCAGCTACGCCCCAAGCCGGTCACGGCTATAGCGCGTCATTTCTTTATATAGATGAATGTTGGGACATTTCCGAAGATGCAATAGACACCGGGCTACTTCCCACGCAACGTGCCGTAACTAACCCTATTTGCCTTATGGTTTCTACAGCTGGCACGCAAAATAGCCATGCGTTGCTACGTTGGCGCGGTCAGGGTTTACGGCAGATAGACGCCGGCGAAGTTGGCCCTATGTATTTTGCCGAATGGTCACCACCGGCAACACTTGACCCGATGAGCCCCGAGGCATGGAAAATGGCTAACCCGTCCATCGGTCGGGGTGGTCTAACTATTGACGTTTTACACGCCGAAGCTAAAGCACCTAACCGGTCGGCGTTTCTTAGATCATCGGTAAACATTTGGGTAGCCAGCAGCACCGCATGGCTTGAGCCGGGACTATGGGCGTCGTGCGCAACTACCGACCCAATACCTAAAGGCGGGACATTATCCGTAGAAACTTCGATAGACGGTACGCGCTATGTCGGCGTTCGCGCCGTACAAGACGGCAATAGATCATTAGTTACCGTCGCTTTTGACGTAGACAGCCTTGCGGCAGCGTGGGAACGTATTGCGGAACAAATGCGCGACCCGTCGCTACAACTAACAATTACGCCACCGTTTGAGATTTCATGCCCCCGGGAATATGACAGCCGCCGCGCCATAGTTGGCTACCGAGAGCTAGGCCGATGGACACAAGGCGTACGCGCTTTAATTGTCGAAGGTCGCGTAGCACATTCAGGCGAAATATCTTTAGTAGAGCAAACCGAACGCGCAGTACTTGTACGCCACCAGCAAACCGTAGCTTTATCATCGGCCCGATCTAGTGGCCCTATCGAAATGGCCCGCGCTATGGTGTTTGCTGTTGCAATGGTTTCACGCCCGGCCAATAACGCTAAACCTATTGTCGCGTTCTCTAACGGTTAGCATTAGATCGGTTTTGGGGCGCGTCGGGCGCCCCAATTCCACCCCAACGGGTAAACCTTGTGGCATAATGCGCCTATGGCTTTATTTCGACGCGACCCAAAACCCGTTTACGGCATAGCCGAACCGGAAGTAAAAGCCGCCGTAGGTTACGGATACCAACAGCAAGGCAATCAAGGCGCTAGCCAAATTGGGCCACCGTATTACGCATACGCAGACGACGCAGCGCGCGCCCGTTGTATGTCAGTACCGACTATCTCGCGCGCCCGTGATCTCATCGCGTCGGTCATTGGTTGCCTACCGCTTGAAATGTATACCTTGCAATGGAACGGCGAAGAAATGGAAGAAATACCATTAGCGCCCCGCAGCTGGTTACAACGTCTAGACCCGGACAATACAAATAACTTTACGCTTTCATGGTTATTTGACGATTTATTTTTTTTCGGAGTGGGCTACCTACACGTCAAAACTAGAACGGCCGACGGCTACCCCGCGTCGTTTCAACGTCTACCGGCAAACCTTGTAACCACTTTAGATCAGCAAGGTAACGTAAGTTTCGGCCCGTCTAAACAACTTATGTTTTTAGGTTTACCGCTTGACTACAAAGACGTCGTACAATTCATTAGCCCTATTCAAGCGCTAACTACTGTCGCCCCGCGCGCTATCGACACGGCGCTAAAGCTCGAGCAAGCAGCTAACCGTAACGCGGTAGCGGTACAGCCTTCCGGCGTCCTTAAACAAACTGGCGGCCAGCCTTTAAGCAGCGAAGAATTAGCACAAATGGCGCAATCGTTCAACGTGGCCCGCATGTCTAACAGCGTTGCCGCGATCTCGGAACACTTGACATACAGCGAAACCAGCGCAACACCGGACAAAATGCTATTAAGCGAAGCCCGCAATTTTCAAGCGCTCGAAATGTCACGCCTAGCCAATATCCCGGGGTTTTTATGCAACTTGTCTATCGGTGGTTACAATTACTCAAACAACGCAGACGCCCGCCAGCAACTTTGGCTATTTGCATGCAAGGCCTATAGCGAGTGCATTTCACAAACCTTGTCAGGCGACAACGTGTTACCGCGCGGTACCTATGTACGACTAAACCCTAAACAGTATTTAGCGGCCGACTATATGGGTGGCTACGGCGGCGAAATGCCCGACGAAATGCCAACAATCGAAGAAACAGTTAGAGTACCTTTAGACCAATGATTAAATTAACCGCTACCGCAATTACAGTAGACGCAGCAGCACCGGACGGCAGCCGTACCGGGCAACGTGTAATTATGGGCATTGCCGCCCCCTATGGCGTAACCGCGTCAGTTTCTAGTGGCGAAACGGTTTTATTTGAGCCGGGCAGCCTTTCCGCGCCTGATCGCATGCCACGCGTTTACATGTTCCACGACTCAAGCCAACCCGTCGGCATCGTTACACAACTCGATAATTCAAGCCCTAACGAACTTCTATTTTCTGCCCGCATTAGCGCTACCCCATTGGGTGACACCGCTTTAACACTTAGCGCCGACGGCGTACTCGATGTCTCCGTAGGTATCTCACCTCAACAATGGACAACCGACGACGCCGGCGTAATGCGCATCACGGCAGCTGTAATCGACGAAATCTCTTTAGTGCCACAACCGGCATTTAACGCCGCCAAAATAACTGAGGTTTACGCGTCGGCAAGTATCCACCACAACCCCGACGAAATAGACAATAATCAAGAAAACCCACTAGATGAGGAAACCCCCGAAATGGAAAAGACACCCGAAGTAGCAGCCGTAGAGGCAGCAACACCAACCGCGCCAATTTGGGCCGAAGCGCCTAAGCGTTTTACTATGCCTAGCGCCGCGCAATACATGGCCGCCTATGCGTCTAGCCCGTCAGAGTTTGCGCAAATTAACGCACAAATTAAAGCTGCCGCGCCATTTATCGACACTTCTAGCACACCCGGCATTTTGCCCGAAATCATCACGGGTACCGTGTATGACGGGCTAAATCCTATCCGCCCGTTCGTGTCGGCTATCGGTACTCGCGCAATGCCTACAGCTGGCGCAACGTTTCGCCTCCCAAAAATTACAGTACGACCAGTCGTAACGCAGCAGCCAACAGGCGAAAACACAACGCTTGACCCTTCGACCGTAACCGTGTCAAATACCGACGTTTCTAAACTCACGTTCGGTACATACGTAACCATGTCCGAACAGGATCTTGATTGGACAGATCCCGCATCGCTCAATATCGTTCTTGAGCAGCTTGCCATTGCATACGGACAGGCAACCGACAACTACGCCATTGACAACTGCCACGCCGCAATTGTTCAAACAGCATCAGTAGCCGACACCGCCGTAGGTGCAGATTGGGTAGCAGCCGTTTACGACGGTGCGCGCCAAATCTCCGAAAGCTCGAACTACTTGCCTAGCCACATGTTCGTAACCCCTGCCAGTTGGGCGGCTCTTTCAAGCAGCGTAGACGACCAAAACCGTCCGGTATTTCCATACACGGGCGCACCTAACCTCATGGGACAAAACGCAGCAGGCAACGCAGCAGCGAACACATGGAACGGCAACCCGCTAGGCCTTG